CAGACATAGAATCTGGATTAAGAAGGCTAGGAAGCCTAGCTATTCCTATGATGCAGAACCTCTATACCATCGAAAAGGTCTTTAGAATTGTCGAACCTAACAATTCTCAAACCGAGTATGCAATCAATAAAAGATTGTTTGACAAAAAAGGTAAAGAGATTGGAAGATTTAACGACATATCTGTAGGCAAATATGATGTGGTTGTGGTAACTGGAAGTACTCTCCCTACCAACCGTTACGCGGAGTTGGAGTTTTACATGGAGGCCTTCAAAACAGGTATCATTGACCGTCAAGAAGTACTAAAGAAAACAGAAGTCTTCGATATGGAAGGTGTATTAAAAAGAGTAGACTTAATCAGTCAGTTACAAAAACAGTTAGAAGAAGCTCAAAGAGTTATCAAAGACTTAACTGGCGATAAACAAACTCGAGATAGAGAAAATCTACACCTCAAGCAGAAGGTTGAAGTTGAGAAATTTAAGACACGATTAGACGAAATAGAGACCAAGAACAGAGCTTCTGGTACAGTATTCGAAAAACGCCTTGATGACACTTTAGCTTTACTTGAAAAGGAAATCCGCGACTTAAAATCAAATAAGGATACCCCTAAAAAGAAATAGGGCTCCAAAGGAGAATAGTCAAAATGGCAAAAGAAAAAACAGATAATACCCAGGGTCATGAAGAAATCGTGAAACCTCAAGAGGATTGGACTGATAGTGCATTCCCAGAAGCACACGACAAACAAGGCCAGGATTTAGATGAAGGGAAAATACCTAAACCAGAACAAGCACAGGTTGAAAATGTAGCAAAGCCTGTTAGTAAAGGTAACGATGAAAAGAGATACCAGTACTGGCAGTCACAAGCTGATAAGATGAAAGCTGAAAATGATGCTTTAAAAGCACAGATGCAAGCGCCTGAAGTTCAGCAACCAGCTCCTCCTGTAGAGGAAACGGTTGTTCAAAAGGAATTCCCACCACCGCCCCAGAGACCCAGAAAACCCGCTGGTTATAACAGGGAAGAAGCCGTAAGTGATCCAGGAAGTCAAAGTGCAAGATATCATGATGTGATGGATGATTGGCGTGATAGGATGGATAAGTACAACAATCTCTATGCTCAGTACAATGTTGCGTTAGCGCAAGAACGTATGGACGCATTAGAGGGAAAGATAGCTGATAAAGAGCAGCAAGAAATTGCTTCTCAACAACAGTATCAAGCGATGAATGAGTTAAGTGACTATGTACAAGCTACATACGACCTTTCTCCTGAAGATACGCAAGACTTTATCCAGACAATGTCACAACCAGAGTCTCTAAATATAGGTAATTTAGTTGACCTTTATAAAATGAAAGGAAAGCAAGTTATCACTAATGTCCCTACTCAAGTAGGAACTCAGGCAGAATGGAGACCTGAACCATCAGACACTCACAAACAGATTAGACGGGCACAACAAATACCTTCTCCAATGGGAGTAATCCCAAGTAAAGGTGAAGATAGGGCTCCTGTTGATTCGATTATGGATGAGATGATAGATAACCATAACAAAAAAAACCCTTTCTAATACGGTAAGGTAAAGGAAAAAGATGGCAACTCAATATACCAAGGGGTTTGGTAAAGCAGCTGATGGACTGTCGTTAAATAATGATAGACGTTTATTTAACTTCGGTGAAAGAATCGCTGAGCTAGCTCCTCAACAATCTCCTTTTTTCGTTTATTTGAGCAAGGTCGCAAAGAAACCAACGGACGACCCTGTATTCAAGTGGATGGAAAGAAGGCATCAATGGCAGCGTAGAGACTTTAAAGTAACCAATGTTTCTGGTACAGGCTCAACCGCTTCATTAACAATTAAAGTGGCATATACAAAGGACGGTACACCGCAGATGGACGCTGATGGAAATCCTAATTATGCGACTGACCCTACTTGGTGGCATTTCGAAGCCGATGCAGACGCATCTGGCGGAGGAGCATCAGGAGTAGCAGGTAACACCATGGTTAGAATTGGTGGTGATGTTTATGCAGTAATTAGCTGGGATGGTACTAACGTAATAAAATGTAAAGAAGTTAGTGGTGGATCAGCAATTGCAGCGACTCATGATGAAAATTATGGACAAATCATGGGTTCAGCTTTTGACGAGGCACAGTTATCACCAGATGGCTGGGTAGATGAATTATCAACTAATGAGGCATACTGTCAAATATTTAAGACAGCTATTCCTTTATTCTCTAATACAGCTATGGCAACTCGCTACAGAGGCATTGCAGATGAATTCAAAAGAGTGTGGCAAGAAAAGCTTATGGAACATAAAATGGACCTTGAGCAAGCCTTCTTATTTGGAGCTGGATCTACATCAGGTACAGCACTTGAAACTGCAACTAGAC